CCTCATCTGTATAGGAACGCTCAGATATGCCGGGGATAAAAGGGTAATAATCGTGATAGCAATTCGCTCCGCACAGACCTGTCACAGCACCAAGACCGCAGATAGTTTCAAGTTCTTTTTTGCTGTAGACCTTGCCCTGCCATTCTTGGTGAGAGGGTCTTGCTCCGCTGTGCCAAGTGACTTCAAAATAGTCTGTGCCAAGCTCTTTGGCGTTGTCCTCATTCATTTTTGCGCTTAGCTGTGAAAGCCCTGTCATTACCGAACGCCTTGCGGCTACGTCTGCCCTGTTGCTCCAGCCTGTGGCATAGTCCACAGTGCGAAGACCTGAGTTCGTCATATCCGAAATGACTTTCTTTATGACCGTGTTATAATCGAACGCTCCGCTCGCTATGCCCATTATGGCATTGTCAAGGCTCTGCTGATAAAAGTCAGCCGCCTGCGTGAATTTAAGTTTGCCGTCAGGCTGTTTTACTGCAAATCCGAGTGACTGAGATATGTTTTTAAGCTCCCCCGAAGTCTGCTCCGATACAGCCGACAACAGCCTTTGCAGACCCTCATTTTCTTCAAGGGGTATCCGTGCCTTGCCTTTGGTCTTGTATATACTATCGTCCCATTCATAGCCTTTTTGCAGGATATCATTGTACAGCTCTTTTATCTCAGCTTTGGAGAGGTCAAGGTTATCGGCTATGGCTTTCTTTATCTCACGCTTGCTCATTCCAAGCTCATGAAGCCTGTATATCTGCCAATCCGCCGAACGTGTTATCTCACCGTTTATCTTTATCCTGCGGACGACATCCTCCATTATCTGCATTTCAAGGTCACGCAGTGGCTTGTCAAGCACCATTGAAACTCGCTCTATCTCGCTTGCTTTGAGCATTATTCTATAACCTCTGCGGTGCTGTCGGAGGTCATTTTCTTAGCCGTTTCCTCGTCCTCACCATACCATTTCATTCGGTATTCCCACAGTGGCATTATGCCCATAGAAACGTCCTGACGATCGCTTGCACGCTTTGTTTCATCATCAGCAAGGATACTGTCCTCAAAGTTCACAGACAGCTCATAACCGCTTTGAGTAAGCCCATTATAAAACGCCAGCGAATAGCAGAGGTCTTCAAGGCAGACACGGAGATTATTCTGTATCGCCGTGACAGTATCGAACTTTCTCTGCTTTGAGGACTTTATCTCCGTTGCCGTCTTATCAACTGTCTGAGGGTTTGAGATATCCCCATAGGACAGCCCCACAGCAAATTCTATCTCACGCTTGTATTCTTCAAGTCCTGCGATAAAATCAGCCTGTCTTAACTGCGGTGAGAACTCGTGATAAAAGTCACCGCTCGTGCCAGCCGACACGTTTACCCCTCTGAAAAGCCGTTCATTGAGCTTTGGCATTTCTGCACGTTTCTTACCTGTGAACGGGTCTGTCACAGGTCTTAACACAGCCTCGTCAACGTCTATGGCACGCTCCCCAGATTCAAACTCCCAATCGAGCCTGCCGAATTGGATATCAGCTTTTCTTATAACTTCTTCCGCCCCTGCGAACACTGATACGCCTGAAAGTGAACCGTCAACTGTATTGTCGATAGGGTTGACATAATAGCCGAAAGAGGGTCGCAGCATAAGTGGATAGGCTATCTGAGGGATAAGCTCCGCCCACTCTGAAACAGCTGTGAGGGGTATCTCAGCACCAAGAGACACGCCGTCATTGGAGCGGAAAGCCCTGTTTGTGATAGTCAGCCCTTTTTCATAGTCCAGAGCGTGATATTCAAGCCTTATGCGGTAATCATTATCGCCCATGCGTTTTATCTCAGGGAAAATGACCTTTATAAGCCTGCCGTTCACGTCATACTCCACAGGAATAAATTGCGACTGCGGAACATACTGCACCTTATCAGCACCCAGCGGCTTTATTATCATTGCTCCTGTTGCAAGACCTCTTTGCAGATTTTTGTTGAGGTTTTCAAGGGCGTTTTTCATTATGGCATCAAGCTTATCGTTGGAAACTTTCAGGGTCATTTCATTGATAGCCGTGTTTGCAAACTCCCTCACAACAGCGTGTTCAAGCCGCAGAGAGTGAACTCCCTTGGGTGCTGAATTACCTGCATACATTCTGTCCCACTTGTCGATAGCTCTTATCATACTGTCCGTCACGGCGATATCAATACCGTAAACGCCCTTTATATCTGACTTTGAAAGCATTCTGCTTATCCACTCCCTTATTTTTGAAATAATGCCCATAGCTTACTGACCCCGCCTTTTCCATACTCTTTCCATTGCATACCGAACGGCGTCGATAACGTGGTCATTGCCGTCGGGATATCTGCTTATAACGTTGCCCTCTTTATCTCTGTCATATTCGCAGTTGATGAACTCCTCACAAGCCACAGGACAACGCTTGTTATCTATAACGATACTTCGCAGAGATTGCAGCCACTTATATGAATACTCCCTGCTGTTAGGACCTTTCTCTGCGCCTCTTGCAAGCAAGCCGTATGCTCTGTAATCCTCAACAGACTTATTCTCTGCACTGTCGCAGGTGATAAGGTCGTTTGCTGTGATACCAAGCTCCAGCAAATGCTTTGCGGTATCAATATTCTTTGTTTTGTTGCAGGTGTACTCCTGCCATATGAACAGCGTGTGCTGAGCAGGGGCATAATGCACTCTGACAAAAGCGTAAAGGTCGGGATACCAGCCCCAGTCAACGCCGTTATAGATGTTATCAAACTGCGCTATCTCGTCGTCGGTTATCTCTCTTATGAGGACGTTATCGAATACATTACCGCCTGTGCCGTTTGCAATGCCCATATACTCGTTCTCATAGGCAGTGGGATTGGTTTCTTTGAGAAATTCGGCGTCATCAAGGAATGGCTTGCCAAGCCACTTTTTCGGCACAGTAAGATAAGTGCTTTCGGTAACGAGCCTGTCTGTTCTCGGCACTTTGATGTACTTATTCGCCCAGTTCTGAGCCGACTTCGGAGGGTTGAAAGACTTGAATTTGTATGCTCTCTCGCCGCCTCTTATAACAGACTGTTCTATCGTTCGCACAGCTTCTTCACCGCCGAACTGGTCAAGCTCCTCAAACCACACGATGCCGATATAGCCAAAAGGCGGCTTGATAGACTTTATCTTGTGCGGGTCATCAGCACCACGAAAGTATATTTTCTGTCCTGTTGAAATGCGTGTGATCTCAAGGGGCGACTTTGTGCAGGCAAACTCATCATCAAGACCAAGTGCAGATATTGCCCAGAGTATCTGAGAATAAACGCTGTCTTTAAGAGTATTCGCCACAGCACGCAGAACACAGACGTGCATATTCTCGTTCTTCATCAGCAGGTCGATAACGTTCAGACCGCAGAATGAAGATTTAGTCGAACCACGTCCGCCGGGGAAAACATACTCGGAATGTTCCTGCTCTGCAATATCGAACAGGACAGGCGAGAACGTAGGAGCGACAAGGCTCGCAGGGATACCGCTGTACACCTTATCAGGCATAGAAACAGGCTCAAGCTTTTGTTTTTCAAGCCTGAGCCTTGCGTTATCGTATTTTATCTTATGCTTTAGCATATCGTCGTCACGGATAATGTCACGCAGCTCTTTCACCGCCGCAACGTCCCCTTGCTTAGCCCTTGCCATAAGAGCCGCATTCACAAGAAGCATATTATTTATGAAGTCAGGGTCAAGGCTGTTAAGGTCAATGCCCTGCTCCACGAGGAACTCATAGTCCGCTCTGGTATTGGCAGGCTGTTCAAGCAAGAAGTCCATTACCTGCTTCATAGTCTTTTTACGCCTGCGGACTTCGCCTGATTTTTTACCGCCTTTTGAGCCGTTTTTTCGAGCTTCACTCGAGCTTGGAACTATTAAATTCTGTTCATTCGGCATTCACCTCACCTCGGTTTTTTTTGTTCTTTAGGGTATGAAAAAAGCCCCGGCAAGCGGAGCTTTGTTATCACATTTATTTTAAATATTTTAGCATTTGAATCAGATATTGTCCGTCAATGTCTGTTTCATCTGTATCCAACTTTCTTTTATCAAACTCTACAAAACCATTGCGGCCATAAAATTCCTTAAGCCTCTCCACGTCCTCACATTCTATGTAAACAACTTTTCCGCCCAAACTCTGCTGAACAAGTTTTATTTCATCAATAGCAATCTTAAGTAATTCATCTCCGCTTATAAGAGCATTATAGCCGTGGTTAAAATTTTTTCCAAGTTGTCCAATTAGCGGTGCTGGTAAAAAATATTTTTTTATTGCAGGATCATAAGTAGCAAATTGGCTCAAACGTTTTTTTAGACCTCGAGAAATAGCTTGGTTCTCAACGATCAAACATTTGTTTGTTAATGTATAATAACCAACCAATACACTCTTTCCTTTATAAGAAGTATAAATTAACTGAGTTGCAGACCAACCATGGTTTTCAAATTCTATAGCTTTACTATGTAAAAAATGTTCTACATCTCTATTCATCGGACACAGAAAGTCGGAAAGAATAATTCCAACCTCATTCTCTCCGACTTCTTTTATCAACGATTTAAGTGAAACTTTTAAAAATCCTATCATGAAACCTTGCCCCTACTTAATCTTTATTGCTCCCAAAAATCATTTTTATATCTTCACTACTAGCTATTCGCACAGCTTTACTTAGTTGAACATCCTGACAACCTTTATTTTTCGCATTTTCAAGGGCATTAATTAAGGAACGACTTGTTTTAGGTTTCTTAACAGTTATATTTTTTAGAATACTTTTTGTTGCCATAACTAACCCTCCTTATACACATTATCATTTGTAATTCAAGATAACGGAACGCTACCTCTGCTTATATTATAGCATAAAACGTCTTATAATATAACGTAATTAATGCACAAAGATTGCAACAGCCACAGCTGTAATTATATGCATCTTTCACAAAACAATTTAGATTTTCCATGGCTTATTCAGTAGTAAAAACTATATAATCAGTACTGCTTGGAGCAAGCATTGAGTCTATACGCTCTCGACCTGCATACGGAGCTTTCGCCCCGTCGGACTTTTTTATGGAGGTCCGCAAAGAAATTTTTGCCGTTATGGCATATTATCATTATACTCTCTTGACAGGGGTGATACAAGGGCTTTTTCGGGTGTCTGATAAAATTTCTTGAACATTTTTATCGCATTTGGACCAAGCACCTTGCGAGTATAATTTGCCTCACGGTCAAGAGCCTCAGCTGTTCGTTCCCATGACATTCCGTTTATGTATTTGTTGATTATCAACGCCGCAAGTCTGCTGTCAGGCATACTGTCCGTGATACACAATACATTGTATGACATCTGTTCGTAACTTTTGCAAAGCTTTTCAAGCTCCGTCTTATAATCCGCTATCATCACAACGCTGTCTTCTATCTTTCTTGACGTGCCGCCTGTAAAGCTGGGCGGTATATCGGAGCTTTGCGGCGATGTACTCTCAGCCCTTGCATAGCATTTTTCTATGGCACGCCTTATCGCCGATATACGCTTGTCTATATCCACCAGCTTGTTCAAATATTCTTCTGCTGTCAACCTTTATCCCTCCTCGATCATTCTTCCGCAGACAGGACAGAACTCAAAACGGACTTCCTTGCCGTCTGCACCAAGCTTTTCGCTCCACTCTGTCACTCCATTGCAGTATTCACAGCCTGCATATTCAGGTAAGTTTACTCCGTTATGTTTCGCAAGTCCCTCGTCGCAGAGTATCAGTTCCAGTGCCTGCAATGCGTATGTGAGCTTTTCTTCCCTGTCCTGCGTTTTGTTTATCTTCCAGACCGTTGTCTGCCCTCTGCGTATATTCTCCTGCATTATGCAGGCTTGTCTGAAGAACCTGCCGTTTCGCTCTTTGCTATGAAGATACTCCCGCTTGTATTCTGCCTGCTTGTCCTCGCATATCTCTTTTGACCACCCCTCGTGCCTGTTCTTGTAGCCAAGTCTTGATAACTGTGAGAAATACTTATATTCCTCAGCAGGATACTCGTCATAGATGAGCCTGCCGTCTATCGCCATATCTTCATATCTTGCGAACTCTTCTTGTGACATTCTTTTGAAATCTATTTTAATGATTATCCCCCCTCTGTGAAGGGTTGTGAAGGGTTTGCACCCTTTTTAAAGAACTCTTTCTTTATATATATTTTTTTTATTTTCTAATACGAAAGGTTAGAAAACCCCTTCAACCCTACACAACCCTACACACTCACAATTACTTACACATTATCAAGTGACAGTCCATTGAAGTATATACCGCCCCTTGTTCTTACTTTCTCAAAGCGTTTTGCAAGCTCCATACCGAACTTTGTTGAACTCATACGATATTCATTGTTCTGCTCAGCCCAGTTAAGATATGCCGCAAAAAGCTGACTTGACTTAACGCTCAGACCCTTGCCCACAGTACACTTATCCTCAACAAATGCAGAGATAACGTCCATTTCACGGCGGTACTCCCTCACTTCTTCAAGGACGGCACGAGGCATTTTAAGCCCCTCTTTCTGCCACAGCAGACAGCCCTCCACTGCCCAGCGGAATATGCCCGTAAGCTCCGCCGACAGCTTGTATTTCAGCCTGCGGTCTATCTTTTCTTCGGGTATCTGCACAGTGAAGGGTATCATATGTATCCTGCGCCATATGCCCGTATCCGTTCCTCTGATAACAGGCTTATGGTTTGTCGCCATCCAAAGTTTGAACTCAGGCTTGAACTCGAACTCGTCGCCGTAAAGCTTTCTTGCGGTAACAGTATCGTCGCCTGTAAGCTGTTTGAGCAGACCCTCGTTGATACGCACGCCCTCGTTAGGCTCAACGCTTGTCACGAGCCTTGCACCTTTCAGACGGGCTATATCGCTGTTTATGGCAGAGCCTTGACTGTTCCTCACCATTATCGTTTCAGGCTGGATATTCGCCGCATAGTCGCCGAATATGTCACGGATAATATCAAGAAATGTCGACTTGCCGTTTCTGCCTGTTCCGTAAAGAAAGAACGCACACTGCTCTGATGTCGCACCTGTCAGACTGTAGCCCACCGCCTTCTGAACGTATCTTATGAGGTCTTTATCGCCGCCGAAAATATCATCAAGAAATGCTGTCCAGCGAGGGCAGTCGGCGTTTTCAGAATACTCCACCGCCGTTATCTTTGTAAAATAATTCTTCGGGTCGTGAGGAGCAAGAGCGCCGCTTTTGAGATCTATCACTCCACCCGGAGTATTGAGCGCCGCCTTGTATCTGTCAAGCTGAGAGGGCAGTATTGGAACGTGGTGCATGACTTCATTGAGCATTGCGTTCTTTGATTTGTTAGAACGGCAGGACTTCATATGCTTTTCAAAAGCCTTTGCCATATCCGTTCCCTCGTCTGCGTCAAGCTGAGCGTACACTTTTGCCTCCGCCGCCATACAAGCCACAGCCTTATCAGCAAGGCGTTTAACTGTGCCTGTCATATCGGTACACCACTTTCTGCCGTCATACCAAAGCCAGCGTTTGTCGGTGTAGCAGTATCTTACCTGCTCGCCAAAAAGGTCAACAAAGCGTTCTGCGTTGCCCGTATCGTCAAATGAATAAAGTCTTGGCTTGGCTTCTTCCTGCTCCACAGCGCCCACAGAAATCGGCTCAGAGGGCGACTTGAAGTTAAGAGAAAATCCTCCTGCGAACTTTGGCGAATAGGTCTTGTCGCAATCTGCAATGGCTTTCTGAATGGTGATTGCTCCGTAGGTCGAACCGCTTTGCGCCCTGTCCCACTTTTCACGCATAAGACCTGAGGAACGGAATATCATATCCATTTTGTCTGCGTCACAGCCTGTCCAGAAGGCAAGCATTGAGCAGAACGCCATATCAGCTTCACTCTGCGAAGCATACCCTGCGGTTCTTCCGCTGTAGAGGGAAACAAATTTTCCTCCGTTCTTTGCTCCTGCCGCCGCTTTGATTATCTGGTCTGCGGTGTCAAGTCTGACAGCAGGAACAGCCTTTGCCACAGGCTCGTGACCGCCGCCTATATACTTTTCGTGCAATGGCTTTATGCTGTCGGAACACTCTGCGATACCCTCATATTCTGAGCAGGAGTTGCCTGTCATAACGAAAAATCTGCCGTCCTCATACATCTCAACTGAGCCTTTACGTCTGCCACGCTTTGGGAGCGTTCCTCTGCATATGATATGTATGCCCTTGCCCGATTGAGATATTTCAGCATAGCTTTGCAGGGTGGAGATAAATTCAGATATGATGTTGCCGTTCTCTCCCCTTTGGTATGCCTCAAGCTCCTCCTCTTTGCCGTCAATGTCAACACCGAAATATGGACAGCCACCGAACATAAATCCTATGCCCGAATGTTTTTCTGAGGCTCTCACAGCCGTATCGAAATCGCACCAAGTAGAGGGGTTATTTGACATAGCCCCTCCGCCTGTAAGTGCGTTTATCGGCACTTTCTTTATCTTCCCTCTCTTTTCATCAGGCACAGCGTCCCAGCATATCCAGTTTGGCAGGGCTTTAAGCTCCTGCGGTATTTGTTCGTACATATATCCAACTCCTAACATAAATTTTGAAAAGTCAAAGCCTTTCACTTATCCCCGAAAAACACCCAAAAAGTTGCATTAAAAATGCAACAATTGCAGAAATGTTGCCAAATTAAAATATAAATCATTTGTTTGCACAAAATATCATCTGCGTTTTTATGCAAAAGCACTATGACTTTTCGCTTTTCTCAGAAATCAGAACGGCACGCCGTCATCTGTAAGCACGTCCTCAAAATCTTCAAGCGAGCCTATGGCGCTGTCAGCCTGCGTATTTGTCTTAGGCGTTGCAAAGCCCGTCTGCTTAGTCGCAAAGCTGTCCGCCTTCGGTGCAGAGGATTTGAACTTATGCTTGCACTCAGGATACTTTGTAGGGTTGACAAAATTAATGCGTTCCTGCGGCTCTCCATTTTTGTAATTAGGGTTTGATTCGTGCTTGAGGTTGACCCTTATGCACTTGTTCAGCAGGTCGGTGCAGTATGCTTTAAGGCTCTCATACTCCTTGCCGTCAGGAAGCTTAGCCGCCTTGCCCATTGCCATAAGCTGAGCAAAGTTGTAGCCCTCCACCTGCATATCGTTCTCATTAGGCTCATGCTTTTTCCATATGGTGTGAAACAGGCAGGAGTTGCCGTATTTCTGTCCCTGCACGTCATTTCTGATGACGAGAGTGAAGTTAAGACCCATCGAGCCTTTCTTTGTTGTGCGTTCCTCGATAGCGGTTATGATGCACTCGTAATCGCCCTCAGGCTTTAATCCATTCTGAAACGCCTCTGATTGATTTGACTTAAATCCCATTTTTTATTTCTCCGTTAGTAAATTTACTGCGTCCTCTGCCGAGCGGCATATGCCTGCCAACGCTCCGCACTCACGCATTTTGGTTATGAAATTCTTCTGCTCAGGACGAACTCGTCCCGACTTTGTTTTGACTTCAATAAAGACAGCTCTGCCGTCTTTATGCCTTACGCCGAACAGGTCTGAAAAACCTTTCGGCACACCTGTAGTGAAATATCTGCCGTCAACTGTTTTCCCCTCGCCCACGTTCACACGAAAGACAGTGCAGTAGGGCGACACCGCACAGCGTATCTCGTTTTGTATCCTGTGTTCTTCCGTCAACCTATAAGCCCCCTTTGCCTTGCCTGATAATATGCCCAGCCTGATTTGTAGCCGTGACTTTTCGCATACTGCAAAAGTTCGGGATAGGTATGACAATCGGCAGGACTTGAAAAGTCAAGCTTGAATCCCTCCACCTTTACAAGACCCACGCTGCTGTCAGTTTCAAGCTTTCTCTCTGCCCCGGGGAATACATATCCGCAGTGAGGACAGCTCACCTTTTGACCTGTGGGCGGTGAAGCAAAAGTATAGAAACATTCGGGGCATTGTTTCACCTTGTCGCTCTGCTCCTGCTTTTTATGCTGAGCTTTCGGCTTTTTCTCCAAGCTCCACTCCCTGTCGTCGTCAGGCATACCAAACCTTGCATAGTTGCCAACGTGGTCGATTATGACGGCTCTTTTGTTGGGTCTGTACCGCATACATCTCATAGCCTGCTGAATGTAAAGAGTAAGGCTCTTGGTGGGTCGCAGGAGTATGGCACACTCGCAGTCGGGAACGTCAAAGCCCTCGGAGATAAGGTCAACGTTGCACAGCACAGTTATATCTCCCCTGCGGAAAGCTGAGATAATGCTGTCACGCTCTGCCTTTGGGGTCGAGCCATCAATGTGTGCCGCCTTTATGCCATTTTCATTAAATACCTCTGCCGTCCGCTGAGAATGTCTTACTGACGCACAGTAGCAGACCGCTTTTTTGCCATTTGCTAACTGCTTGTAATACTTTATGACATCACCGAAAACAGTATTTTTTACCATAGCTTTTTCTATCTCAGCCGCCATATATTCACCGTGAGAAACGTGAAGCCCTGTAAGGTCGGCAACGTCAGGAGCGTAGTAATCATAGGGTGCAAGACAGTTGTTATCAATAAGCCATTTTGCGGATACCCCTATGATAAGCTTGTCGTTCACGTCACCAAGCCCGTCACCGTTAAGGCGAACAGGGGTCGCAGTAACGCCCACTCTCGGCACGTCCGAAAAGTATTCGTATATGCGTTTGTAGGACTGAGCAAGGCTGTGATGATTTTCGTCAGTTATGATAAGTGCAGGTCTGGCAAGCTTTTTAAGCCGTCTTGTAATAGTCTGCACCATACCCACCTCGCAGAGCCTCATATCAACGCCCCAGCGAATAAAGGTCTTTTTTATCTGCTCCACAAGCTCACGTCTGTGGACGAGAAACAGCACACGCTTGCCGTTAAAGGTCGTTCGCCTTGCCATTTCAGCAACTATGCAGGACTTTCCTCCACCGCAGGGCAGGACTATGCAGGGTGCTTTATACCCTGCTCTCCACGCCTTTCTTACCTGTTCCACCAGCTCATTCTGATACGCTCTCAGCTTCATTGGACTTCGCCGCCTTTACCCTTTTCAGAACGCACTTCATGCAAAGCTGTTTGCCGTAATTCTTCATCGAGCCGTCTATTATCTGCTGAACAGTACGCTTGCCGTCTGACATTATCGTTTTTCCGCACTCTGAGCAGATATGCTCGTCTGCAAGGTGATAGTATGTCCTCAACGCTTCATCAACAAGTTTCAGATCGTTGCTTATGTACATACTGTCGAACAGCCCGATAGGACTTTTGCAGGTGTCAGTACCGTCCGTCTGAGTTGCGAAAAGATACTTGCCGTCAACCACAACAGTTTTAAGCACAGTTGTGAACATACCCTCGACAGTTATCTTCTCATCAAGCAGCTTGCCGATAGTTTTAGCTTTCTGCCTGCCGTCCTCGCCTGTATCAAGGTGATTGAGAAAATACACGATAACATCTTCGGGAAGCATTTCAACGCTTCTCACAAGCTCCCAGAAATTCTTTGCTATGTCAGTGAACTTCTGATAGCCCGTTTCCTTTGCACGGCGCATAAACTCGTTCACCATAAGATACTGACTATCGTCAACGGCTATCGACTTTGCCGTCTGAGCTTTCATAAAGCGCTCTATCTCACCGTAATTGTCAGTATGTATCGTTGACTTAAACTGCGTGCGGAACGGAAGCTGTTTTCCATTCACGTTCACAAGTGCAAGCTCGTCCTCTTTGAAATTTCTCAGGGAAGCAGATTTGCCGCTTCCCGAAAAGCCTAATACAAGTATCGCAAGTCCCATTTTCTTTCCCTCCTTATCTTATGGTCAGTCCCGGTCTGCGGACGACAGCCGCATAGGGGATCTTCCTGCCTGCTTCGATAGCCGCCTTGACAGCTGTCTTGCTTATGTCAGGATCTTTGTATTTCAGCAGGCTGTCATCATTGACCTTTGCCCACTCCACGAAGGCTTTCGGGTCTGTTATCTCGGTGCTTTCCCTGCCCTTTGTAATGCTTATCTTAGCCATAACGCCCTCTATTTTGTTAAGGTTGACCCTCTGCATACTGTTCATAAGATAAGCTTTAAGGCTCTCTGCCTGCTTGACCTTCTGCTCACGTCTTGCTTTGAGGGCTTTCTCCTCTGCTTCAAGCATTTTCGCCTCGCTGTTCAGCACCTTGACATAAGCCGCAACGTTCTCCGCCTTGTCTGTAAACTCAGCCTCAACGCATTCAAGGGTATCAAACCACACCTTTTCAGCCTCAGCCTTTTCCTCTGCCGTAAGCTCGGCATTTTCCGTCATATCCTCAAGGCTGTCAAAAAGCCTCTGAAAATCGTTTGTAAGCTCATAAAGTTTCATTTTTATACCTCCAGTTTTGAATTGATTATATCCGCAAGCTGTCTTGCTTTCTGTGTGAAAAGTCCGTAATTGTCGCTGTCATTATGCTCGTTCACAAAGCCCACGAGCCTTGTTACGCTGTCAACAGCGGTGGAAAGATAAGCCTTGAATATGGCTTTATCGTCCTGCGTTGACGTGATCTCTGTCTTCCCCGAAAGCTTTTTCTCATACTCCGCCTTAGTTCTGTCAAGCTCCTCACGAAGCTGTGAAAGCTTGTCCTGCTTGTCCTTTTCAGCGTTATCGGCTTTTTGCAAAAGTTCTCTTCGCTCTCTGAGATTTTCCTCTTCAAGCTGAGAATACCTCTGCGACCAGTCAAGATCAACACGTTTCATAGCGTCTTTAAGGTTTGCCACCTCTTTGCTGTCCGTTTCCACAGCTACCTCGATAGGACGGTTCTCAAGCTCCTTTATCTCGGCTTCAAGCTGACGTATGCGTTTGTCTGCCTTATCTCTCTGTTTCGAGATCGTGTCGCAGATATTGTTCATATCCTCAAGCCTGTGACTGAGCACATCAGCATTGGCAGCTTTGATCTTAAGCTGTTTGACCTTTTCTTCAAGCTCTCTTACAGAGGTGTTTTCAAGGTCATTATTTTCTGTCAGCTCTGTTCGCTCACTTTCGGAAAGTGAAGATAGAAGATAGAGTTTTTTTATTCCAATTTGTCTCCCCGAGGAGACAAATTCAGACGGCAGATTTTCCGCTACTTTTATGTATTTGTAGACACTCTGCCTGTTTATCTGTGTTTCCTGCTCGCAATACTCTCCAAAATCTGAGTACCCAAGCTCCTTGTAAAGCCTGCTGTCCCTCATTTCCTTAAAGCCCATACACATATCGTAAAGGCTCTGCTGTGCAAGCTGAGCTGAGGTCTTTATCCTGCGGTCAAGCTCAGCCGCCTTGATATATTCTGCCGATAGTTCGTTCATGCTGTTTTACGCTCCTTTCGTTTTTCTGCAAATATCCTGTCAAGATACTGCTGATATTTCTTTTCAAAGCTCTTTATCTCCGGCGGCTTTGCCTCACCGCCGTTTCGTACCGCGTTGTTCCTATACCCTCTGCACTGCACGATACCGCCGTATTGGTTCACCTCAACAGTATAATAAGGCTTGTCAGGCTCAGAAACTTTTCTCAGAAACATTATGCTGAGTTTCCCCATAGCATGGCGTTCAGCATATCCGCCCACACAATGGGAAAGTATCCTGCCCTCGTCCTCTATCTCTTTCAAACTGTGTGGCTGTCTGACAAGTAAGCCGTCTGCCGAAAATTCAAGGCAGACACGCTCTGCAAGCCTTTTTGTGAAGTTCTGCAAAACAAGCTCGTCATGCTCATAATTGATGATCTGAGTAAGCCTGTTGTGCATTGTCCAAAAATCGTGTGGCAATGCTATCATTGTATCGTGAATGTTATACTCCAGCATTTCGCACTGCTCCAGATAGTCGCTGTAATCAAGAGGTGTCATTTCCTGCTCGTGTATGTATCGTGCCACCCTTTGCGGTGTAAGACCTGTTATCCTCACAAGACGTTCAAGAGTGCCGTGTTCGTTCTTAAAGACCTTTGCTATATTCAGTAAATCTTCCGGTCTGAGTTTTGGATATTCCTCACGATAGTCAAGATACTGCTCCCACAGATGTTCGCTGCCTTTGAGTGTCTTGAACTCCGTCTTGTTCAGTCCGAGCATTTTCAGCAGGTCATTACTTTTCCAGTTCACACGCTGAGAGAGCAGGAACTTTTCCTGATATCCCCACCAACCTGTGTATCTCACGCTTGTTACGTCATAGCCTTGTTTCATAAGATACTCAAGATTAGGGTGTTTGCAATATGCGTGAAGATAACATATAAGCATATTGCCGTGATAATGCTGATGTTGACTGTAACGCATATCCGATTTGTCTATGGCTTTGATGTTCAGTACCGAGTAGGAATTATCATAGTTATATCCCATACAGCACTTGCAAAAGACAGGCTCACGGAAGTCATTACGCACCGACCAGTTAATGCCGTTATCACTGCCGTATCTCACAGATCCGTCACGGGCAAACACATACCGCTGTCTTTCCACAAGGTCACCCGTTGAGTATCGGTGAAAGCAACGTGCAAAAAGCTCAGCACCCCTTGTGAGGAACACCAAATAATTCTTTGCACCCTTGCCTTTCATCTTATCCATAAGCTCATTATCCACCGCAGGAAAGCAGTAGATAAGAGCCTCTTTTCTTGTCTTTTTCATACTGCTACCTCAGAAGTCAAGCAGGCTGTCGAGAGACAGGTTGACAGGCGGTTTTGCCGTTTCATTGCTGTCTGAGCCGTCACCCAGATCGATCGTCATATTGAAATGAACGTCCGCACCCTTGAAGTAAAAGCTTACAGCTCTGCGGTATACTTCTATATCGGAAATACTTCTTCCTGCACCCTTGACAGCATTTTCCGCACACTCAGCGAAAGTTCTGTCCGTCTGCAGGACCGCCTGAGCGAACTCCTCGTTCTGCTCACAAAAAGTGCTGAGAGCCTCAAGAGTAGGCTTTGCAACCGCCTGTGCATACTTGCCAAGCTTAGCGGCAGACAGCTCCTGCGACAGCTTGTCCTGAGCTTTCTTTGCGTTAATGTTCATTGCCGTCACCGCCTTTCAACTTTTCAAGCTTATCCCTTGTGCTGCATATCTTTCCATACGCCTCGCCAATGTCAAAGGCTCTATGTTCTCGCTCAGACATTCCTTCATAGATACCGATTATATCTGTACAGGCTTCGTCTACGGTATCATATGCTTGACAAATCTGTTCTTCTGTGCTATTATCAAGGTGTGTTGAACCGGTATCTTTTGATACCTCCGAGCTTGTGCCTGTTGCCGCAGGTGCAGGCTCTTTTTCTTTCTCGGAGTGCAGTGAGTTGATGATGTCAGCAATACTGCTGTTGTCACCCGGAATACCCGATATGCCCTTTTCATGTATCGGCATACACGACGCCTCCAACTCAGCGATCAGATCGTCCGCATCCAGTAATCTTGCCATTTTTATTCCTCCTCTTTCGCTCTTTTCTCGATTTCCTTTTGCCATTTATAGTCGTCTATCACCAGTGCTATGAAAATGCTGACAAGATATAGTGCCGTAACTACCACTATAGCCGCCGCTATCACGCCCACTATGAACATTTTTACCACTTCCCCCTTGTCTGTATCTCGACCTTGACCACAGGTCTGCCTGCTTCTCTCACTGCACGCTTTATGCTCTCCTCAGCTTCCTCGTAGGCAGTTTCTTTTACGCTTACATACCACCTGTACGCTACATACATTGCAAGCACCACCAAAAGCGCTACCGCTGCGGCACATCTGATTATCTCTAGTACGGCTATCATTTTCTCACGTCCTTTCATTTAAACGTCCTGTGTTTTAAGCTATCCACTCAGGGTGCTCAGTTCTTGCCGTTTCACAAAGCTTATCCCAGAGCGACGGGTCACGCCCGACCATATCCTGCAGCGCTCCTGCAAGCTTGCGTCCGATACTGTCCGCAGCCGCCTGCCGCTCCTGCTCCGTGCAATCGTCCCAAAGCTTATAGCTTTTGCCACCGTCGAACGAAACATGCCTTATGACCTTTAAAGGTGGATATTTCGGCATTTTTATCACCTCCCACTCAATTCTATTGGATATCGGGGTTGTACTATGCTAGACAAGCTCCTCGATAACGGCGATATTCTCGCCCTCTGAGCGGTCAACAAGGTCCATAGCCTCGCCTGCCGTTTTTGCCGTGACTGTTACCAGCCTTACGCCGCTGAACTTATCTGTCAGCTTAATTTTGTAGTGTTTCATTTTTGTACCTCCTTGAAAAATCTAACTTCTTGTGGTATAATACATTTATCATAAATAAAGGATGTGTAAATCTATGACTGATGTAATTACTTCAAACAACGCACTTTACAAAGATGATGATATTGAATTTAATATACAATTTCCTTGTTTTTGTCCTCATTGTTCACAAAACATATTTGTTAAGCATCTAAAAAGCTTCCACATCAGGCCCACTTATGGTGGCTCAATAACTATTTATGCAAACTTTTTGTGTCCTAGTTGCGAAGAAATATTTATGGCTATATATAAGGGCTACCCTGCAGAAACGCTTATTCCATTCAGGATAATTCCAGAAACCTCAGAACGCATAGATTTTGATACTGACATCTCTGAGATATCACCTGGATTTATCAAAATTTATAATGAATCGTTTCAAGCTGAACAAAATGGACTAACTGAAATATGCGGTATGGGTTATAGAAAAGCTCTTGAATTTCTGGTTAAAGATTTTGCGATTAATCTTCACCCAGAAGAAGTAGAAAAAATCAAAAAGCAACCGTTAGCTCAATGTATCGAAAACTTCATAGACAGTCCAAAGATAAAAACCCTTTCAAAAGCTTCTGCTTGGATCGGTAATGACGAAACCCACTATTGCCGTCAACACGAAGATTACAATATAGAGCATTTAAAAGCTTTTATTAATGCTATTGTTTCATACATAAACTCAGAGCTTGAACTAAAAAAAGCTGAACAACTTGTAGGAAAATCTGATTAATCCTTTTCGCAGAGCAATTTTCCGTCAAGAGTCCAATACTGAATGACCTCTCTACAGGGGTCATTTTCTGTTCCTGCACCTTTCAAGGCTCTTGTTACGATCACCTGCTCAACCCTAGCACTGTCACACCCTCTTGGAATAGCAGTGATTTTCTTTTCCACGTTTCTCTCACCCCCTCTTTGATCGCTTGTTGCATTATGCAACTCACTGAGTAAAAAAATATTTGCCGAACTCTCCAGCATCAATGTGGAGCAAGTGTGACAGTTTCTCAGCCTCGTCCAAGTCAAACGGACGAACATTGTTTATTTTCTGATTAGCTGTAGGTTGAGCTATGTTTAAACAATGTGCAACGTCAGCTTGGGTCAGTTCAAGCTCCTTCATTCTACCCTTGATCTTGTTCGTGTTTACCATATGCCAGCCTCCTTTCTTGTTGCATTATGCAACTTACTGCATTATCATAATAGCACATAACTTTTCACTTGTCAATAGCATTTTGCAACATTTTTTTATTTTTTTCAAAAAAGCTATTGCATTATGCAATTTAATGTGATATAATCATTATAACGAAAGCAGGTGAGCAAGATTTGAATACCGTAGAAATTGGAAATAGAATAAAAGCTGCAAGAGAAGAAAAAGGACTTACACAAGAAGAACTTGGTATCCGTCTTGGATTGAACAAATCAACTATCCAAAGATATGAGGCAGGAAAAATTCTCAGAATAAAATTACCTGTTCTTGAATCAATCGCTATTGAGTTGAATGTTAATCCTGAATATCTTGCATTAAAAACTGATGATCCTAGCCCTAAACATTCTTCTCATATTATAGACTCCAACGCAACCATACTCCCGCAAGACAACGTACATATAATACCTATATATGAGAGCGTGTCGGCTGGGTTTGGTGCTTACGCTGACGATTATGTTGTAGGCTATATGCCACTTTATATCGTCAGCGAGGAAGAAGCTAAGAATACAATGTGCATTGTCGTTTCGGGCGACAGTATGTATCCGAAGATAGAGAACGGCGACAAGATACAAGTATTAAGGCAGGACTGGGCTGAGGACGGACAGGTAGTTGTTGCCCTTATCGACGGTGAAAACGGCGTTGTGAGGAAAATCAAGTATTCTGATGACAAGATAACCCTTGTATCATTCAATCCCGAATATCAACCAAGAGAGTTTGTCGGTGCAGAAAGAGACCGCATAAGAATACTCGGCATCGTAAAAACAGTTATAAAATCCTTATAATAAAAAAATCCCCGTCAGCACCGCAAATACTGACAGGGATAGCACACAGAATTTTCTCCCGCATGATTACAAATACATTATATCACCAATTTAAGACAATGTAAATGATTTCATAAATTGTTTACAAATGTCGATTTATAGGGAGGAAAAAATATGACTTGTCCAAATTGTAAAGGCGAAAACGCACCAGGCGTAGCAGTATGTGAATATTGTGGTCACGAACTTCCGCAGCCACAGAAAATTGATAACCACGTTGAGCATAACAGCAATATCGTTCAGCACATCACATACGTTACAAACGTCCAGCAGGTCGCACCGCAAGCTCCTGTTGAGCAGGTAAGCCCTAAGAGCAAAAGCACAGCTGAAATACTTTGCCTGCTGACCTTTTTAGGCTTGGGCGGTTTGAACAGATTTTATGTAGGCAAAGCTGGCACAGGTTTGCTGTACTTCTTTACTTTCGGAGGTTTCTTTATTGGAGCAATAGTTGATATGATAAATTTGTTTCAGGGAAACTTCACTGACGCTCAGGGTAGAGTGTTAAAATAA